GGTATAGAACTAATGGCAACCGGCGAAAATGCCGGTACATGGGGAACAAAAACTAATACCAATTTACAAATAGTAGAGAAAGCAATTGCTGGTTATGTAGAGCAAGCAGTAACTAGTGGTGGAACAACAGCATTAAGTATTACAGATGGGGATGCAACAGAATCAACATCAGTTGCAAGACATGCAGTTATAAAATTAACAGGTACAATAACTGGTAATTCTATTGTAACTGTACCAGACTCAATAGAAAAAGTTTACATTGTAACAAACGGTACATCGGGTGCATATACAGTTCAATTTAAAACAGCGTCAGGAACTGGTATTACTTTTGGTGTATCAGAAAAAACGACAAGATTAGTTTATTCAGATGGAACAAATATTGTTGATGCAGGATTTAGTGGTGCTTCCGATATGGAAGGTAGAGAATTAGTTTTAGATGCTGATGGTGATACAAGTATTACAGCGGACACAGATGATCAAATAGATATTAAAATAGCGGGTGCAGATGATTTTCAATTTACAGCAAATACTTTTACTGCACAATCAGGTAGTAGTATTGTTGTGCCAGAAGGTGGACTTACTTTTGGAAGCACAGCAATTACTTCAACTGCAGCAGAACTTAATTTATTAGATGGAGTATCAGGATTAGTACAAGCAGACTTAACTAAACTAGCTGCTCTAGATGCAACTGCAGCAGAATTAAATATAGTTGATGGTGGCACATCAGCTACATCTACAACAGTGGCTGATGCAGATAGAGTTGTATTAAATGACAATGGCACAATGGTTCAGGTTGCAGTTACAGATTTAGCTGCGTATTTTGACGATGAAATTACAGCTATGCCTAATCTTGTTACTACTGCTGCAACAACAGTAGGTGCGTTAAACTCAGGGTCAATTACTTCAGGATTTGGAACTATTGATACAGGGTCATCAACAATTACAACAACAGGTTTAATTACTGGTGGGTCTTTAGATATTGATGATGTTTTAATTAATGGAACAACAATTGGTCATACTGACGATACAGATTTAATAACACTTGCTAATGGCGTTGTAACAGTTGCCGGTGAAATATCAGTAACAACATTAGATATTGGTGGAACAAATGTAACATCAACTGCAGCAGAATTAAATATACTTGATGGAGTTACATCTACTGCAACAGAAATTAATATAATAGATGGTGACACTAGTGCATCATCAGTCACAGTTATAGATGCAGACAGAGTTGTATTAAATGATGGTGGTACAATGAAACAAGTTGCAGTTACAGATTTATCTGCATACTTCGATGATGAAATAACTGCGATGCCAAACTTGGTGACTACAGGTGCATTAAATAGTGGTTCTATTTCTAGTGGTTTTGGAAACATAGATATAGGTTCTAGTAACTTAACTGCAACAGGAACTATATCTTTAGGCGCTGCATCTTTTAATGACAATGCAATAACTAATGTAGGTGATATAGCACTCGATTCAATTAGTGCAGACGCAACTGATATTAACATAGCAGTATCTGATAATTCAGGAACTGCGCTTACAGTTAAACAAGGATCAGATGCTTATTTAATTATTGACACAGCAAATAGTAGTGAATCTGTATCTATAGGTACAGGCATATCAGGCACAGCCATAACATTAGGTCATAGCACTTCTGAAGTAACTGTAGCAGATAATTTAACTGTTACAGGTGATCTTACAGTGTCAGGCACAACAACGACAGTAAACTCAACAACTGTTAATTTAAACGATCACAACATTGTACTAGATAGTGGCAATAGCACATCGGCTGTTGTTAATGGAGGAGGTATTACTCTTGAGGGTGGTTCAGGTGATGATGCTACATTTACTTACAATACTACAGGTCCTAAATTTGAATTAAAACTTGGTTCTAGTCATGAAGACTTACAAGTTGATCAACTTATTGCAGCTTCTCTTGACATATCAGGAGATGTTGATGTTGATGGCACATTGGAGGCGGATGCTATTACTGTAAACGGAACAACTTTAGCCGAAACAATTTCAGATACAACTGGAGCAATGTTTAGCTCCAATACTGAAACAGGTGTTACAGCTACATATCAAGACGGAGATAACACAATTGATTTAGCAATTAATGCAGCTCAAACTACAATTACATCTTTACTTGCAACAGATATTAAAATTGGTGAAGATGATCAAACTAAAATAGATTTTGAAACCGCAGACGAAATACATTTTTATGCAGCTAACGCAGAACAAGTATTTGTGTCAGATGGAGTATTTGGACCACAAACAGATAGCGATGTAGACTTAGGTACTACGAGCACTAGATTTAAAGATGCTTTTATAGACACTGTTACGACAACAAGCACAATTACTTCTGGAGCAGGAATTGTTATAGCTGATGCAGGCAATATTGGATCAGCAAGTGATACAGATGCTATAGCAATAGCATCAAACGGTGTTGTAACATTTTCACAAACACCTGTACTTTCTGGTGCTAGTATAAGCGCAGGAACAACTCCTTTAACAGCATTAGATATAGATGGTGGTACAGATATAGGAGAGGCTCTTGTAGATGCTGATTTATTTATAGTCGATAATGGAGCAGGAGGTACTAATAGAAAAGTTGCTGCTTCAAGATTAGTAACATATATTGATGCAAACTCTAGTGCTGCATCAGTAGGAAAAGCTATTGCAATGGCAATCGTATTCGGATAAAAGGAGAATAATATGGCAACACCAAATATAGTAAACGTAGCAACAATTAATGCTAAAAATGCAACAGGAGCAGTAACTACTTCAAGAGCAGTTGCAGTCGATGTATCTGCTGATAAAGTTGCAAAAATAAATACAATACTTATTGCTAACATTGATGGAACAAATGCAGCAGACATAACACTAGAAGTTAGTGTCGATAACGGTTCTAACTATGTTAAAATTGCAAGCACAATTTCTGTTCCAGCAGATGCAACATTAAGTTTTTTAGAAAATCCAATCTATTTAGACGAAACAGATCAATTAGCTGTTACAGCAAGCGCTAACAGTGATTTAACTTATTTCATATCGTATGAAGAACTAGACGACGCGTAGGAGGTTTAAATTATGGCGGGCAGAAATGGCGGTATAATTGGACCAAACAAAGTAGTATGCACACCATCTACTAAAGTTACATCAATCACAGCAACAGGAACTTTCCAAAAGAAAAACTGCACATCAACAATACCAGAAGTTTTAGTAGTTGCTGGTGGTGGCGGTGGGGGAAATGGGCAAGGTGGCGGTGGCGGTGCTGGTGGTTATCGTACAGCTACTTGTGTTACTATGCCTAGCGGTTCAATAACTGTCACAGTTGGTGGAGGTGGATCAGCAGGTGCTGCACCAAACACTCAAGCAGGTTGTGGAAATGATTCTGTTATAACAGGTATCATGACATCAACGGGTGGCGGTGGCGGTGGTATGGCTGCACCATCTGAGAGTCTTAGAGCAGGAAAGGCAGGAGGTTCTGGTGGCGGAAGTGGAGAATCTACTTCTACTAGAGGAGCAGGTAACACACCTCCTACAAGTCCATCCCAAGGTAATCCAGGTGGAAATGCACCTAATGGAAAAGGTGGAGGTGGAGGTGGAGCTAGTGCTGCAGGCGGAGATGGAAATTGCAATTGTGCTGGAGATGGTGGTGCTGGAACAGCAAATGATATTACAGGAAGTTCGGTAACTTACGCTGGTGGCGGTGGAGGTGGCGGACAAGATAATGCCCCAACAGCTGGAGCTGGAGGAGCTGGAGGTGGAGGTGCTGGTGGAGACTCAGGTTTAGGTCCAGATAATGCAGGAACTGCTGGAACAGATAACACTGGAGGAGGTGGTGGATCTGGAGCTGGTGGAGGAGCTGGAGGTTCAGGTATAGTAGTAATTTCAGAATCAACTCCAAAATGTGCATCGGCAGTATGGAATATTCATGATCATTTTGACAACATTAGTAATAACACTTGGATAAATAGAACAGCTTCTATAAATTACATGGTAGTCGCTGGTGGTGGTGGCGGTGGTATAGCTAAAAATGATGGATCATCAGGTGGTGGAGGTGCGGGAGGTTATCGTGCATCAGGTTTTGGGCCAAGTCCATTAAGAGGATCAGCATTAAGTTTAAGTATGGGTTCTTATCCAGTTACAGTAGGAGCTGGTGGTGCAAGTTGTAATCAAGGATCAAGTTCAATTATTTCATCCATAACATCTGCAGGAGGTGGTAGAGGTGGTAAAGGAGGATATCCTTTTCCAGCAGCTGAAACAGCAGGAGGAGATGGTGGATCAGGTGGTGGAGGTGGTATGGAATTAGATCAAGCACCACAACCTGGAGGATCAGGAAATACTCCTCCCGTAAGTCCTGCTCAAGGTAATAATGGTGGAAGTTCTAATAGTGCTAATAGTCCAGACAGTGCTAGAAACTCTGGTGGTGGTGGTGGAGCAACTGCTGCTGGAGGAGATGGATCAACACCTGCATCAGGAGCAGGAGGAGCAGGTGCACCAAATAATATTTTAGTTCTAGCATGTGCTACAACATACGCTGGTGGTGGAGGTGGTGGTAGACAAGTTGGAAGTTCAGCATCAGGTGGAGCTGGTGGAGGTGGAGCAGGAAACTCATCACTAAATGGAGCTGGAGTAGCAGGAACGGCTAATACTGGTGGTGGTGGAGGTGGATCTGCAGCACAAGGAAATGTCCCCGGTAATGCAGGTGGAGCAGGTGGTCCAGGAATAGTTATTGCAAGTGTAGCAGGAGGCGGAGATGTTTATTTAGATACATCAAGTGTGCCAAATGCACCCGTAACTTCTCCTGATGGAACAACATATATTGCACAATTTAAAGCATCTGCAACATTAAATGTAAGAGATGTAGGATGTGGGACAGCATTTGATTACAGAATAGTTGCTGGTGGTGGTGGAGGTGGATCACACTACGCTGGTGGTGGTGGAGCTGGTGGTCATAGAACATCTTTTCCAGGTGGAACAAAATTAATTTTAAGTCCAGGTCCAAATGCTATCACAGTTGGTGGTGGTGGAGCTGGCGGTACTTCAGATAGTAAAGGAGCTTCTGGAACAGATTCATCTGTTGGAGCTATATTTACAAATGGTGGCGGAGGCGGTGGATCTGTGCCAGGTGCTTGTAATGTAGCAGGAATTCCAGGAGGATCAGGCGGAGGTAATTCTAATGATTCTCCAACTACACCTGCACCATCAGGTAATGTCCAACCAACTAGTCCATCTCAAGGAAATAGTGGTGGTAGAGGTAGACAACCTCCAGGTAATAATGGATCAGGTGGTGGAGGAGGAGCTGGAGCCGCTGGAGGGGATGGTGGTGGATCTTCAACTTCACAAGGAGCTGGTGGAGCTGGAGTTGCAAATAGTATCACAGGATCTTGTGTCACCCTTGCAGGTGGCGGAGGTGGTGGTGGTCAAGCTGGCACTGCGGGAGCATCTGGAGGATCAGGTGGTGGAGGAGCAGGCGGTGGAGCAACATCTAACGACCCTGGTAATCCTATAGGAACTGGAACAAATGGAACTGTAAACACTGGTGGTGGAGGTGGTGGAGGTTCTTGTGGAACTCAGACTGGAGGAAATGGTGGAACTGGAATTGTAATATTAAGACTAGCAACAGCATGTAAACCTGCAAGTTTTGCAGCAGCACCTGGATGCGTTTCTTGTGTTTCTACTACAGGAAGCTGTACAGTAGTTAAGTTTACAGGATCAGGAACATTAACATTATAACAAAATTTTTATAACGGAGGAAAATAAACATGGCACATTTTGCAGAGTTAGAATCAAAAACCGATCCAACTGGTTTTACATCAGATACACATCTGATTGTAAAAAGAGTTGTAGTTGTAGGTAATGATTGCGTGCCTTCAGATGAACACGTTGATGGTGAAACATGGTGTGTTAATTTTTTTGAGGGAGGCATTTGGAAACAAACATCATACAATAATAATTTTAGAAAACAATATGCAGGTATTGGAATGAGATATGATGCATCTAAAAATAAATTTTTAAACCCACAACCTTACGAATCCTGGTCTTTAGATGGAAGCGATGATTGGCAAGCACCAATTACATATCCATCAATAACTAATGATGGTAGAGCAGGAACAGAAGAAGATCCAAATCAATGGTGGTATGGAATTTCTTGGAACGAAACAAAATATCAAGCTGACAACACTAAAGGTTGGCAAGCAACTAAATCTAACGACACAGCAGAAACACCTACAGTTTACGATTGGAACGGATCGGCTTGGACATCTTAATAGGAGATTAATAAATGCCTAGAACTAATGGTGGACTCATTGGTAAAAGAAACTTAACTTCTTTTGGGAAGTGTACTGTTACATCTAGAACATCCACAGGAACTGTTTGTCTTCAATCAGGAACTAAAGTAATTGATTATCTTTTAATTGCTGGAGGTGGTGGAGGTGGAGCTGGACAAAAGTGTGGACCTGGTTGTAATGGTGCTGGAGGTGGTGGAGGTGGAGCTGGAGGTGTAGTAGCCTCTGTAACTCCATTAGCAGGACCTGACATAGCAGCTTCATGCTCAGTTAGTATAACTATCGGAGGTGGTGGTGCTGGAGGCACAGGGCCTTCTAGACAAGGAACAAGTGGATGTAATTCAACATTAGTAGCGTGTGGCACAACTTATACAGCAGTAGCTGGAGGTGGCGGAGGTGGCGGAGGCCAAACAGGAGGCCCTGCTACACCTGCTCAAAACGGTTTACCAGGAGGTTCTGGTGGAGGAACAGGTTCACAACCTT